GTAGAAGTAGGCGGTCGAGATATCAATCTTGCCATAGGTCCTCTTTTTGACGATGTAACCGTTAACGTGTTTTACAATGTCATCAACACAATTATCACTCAACAAATTACCACCATGGAAGAAATATTGTATTTAAATATATTTGACCCTATTGAATTAGATTTTGTAGAGGAGGTTTTTGAATTTAACGATGTAAGCATGAATGACGGTGAGATAGAGTTTGTGCCTATTGAAGCTCCTGTTGAAGAGATTACCGTTGCTAGTGTTGAATTAGAAATATCTGAAATAGAATTAAATTTACCTGAGCCTGAGGTAGAAATTGTTGAGGTTGAAACAGAAGTAGAATTAGAAATTGAGATGGAAATGGAGGAGGTTGTTGTTGTAGAGGTTGAGCCCGAGGAAGAGGTTACCGAAGAACCTCAAGAAGAATCACAGGAATTAGAACAAGAGCAACCACAAGCACCACAAAAAGAAGAAGATCCAAAAGAAACGGTAGAAGAAGAGAAATCATCGGAGCCTAAAATATCAAAAAAAGAAAAAGCAGCTACCCAAATTGTAAAAAAGATCGATGATAAGGCCAGGTATGATGACGCTGCTCAAACTAAAACTTTAATTGTCATGCAAATATTAGGTAACACAAAAACTTTTTTTGACTCTCAATCTTTCATACAGGATACAAACGTGACTGAGTATTTAAACAAGACAATAGATGATCAGTATGGTATGTTGTTTGATATGGCTCAAAATAATACACTTCAGGAGATAATAGATGCCCAGTATTGAGTATTCTGGGATGAAGGTATCTGGGGGGAAAGCTTTTGCTATTCTCACTCTTCTAGGTGCCCTTGGATCGGGAGCATGGGCAGTTTTTGAATTTTGGAAAAACTATCAAGACCTTCAACAGAAAGTTTTGGAGTATACGGCCCCAGATCTGTCTCACTATGATGAACAATTAGCCGTGTTAAAATCAGAGATAGATATGATACTTGATGAAATTACAATAGTGGCAGATGTTGCCAAAGATTTAAAAAACGATATGAAAGCAGATCTGCGTCAAATGAATGGAGATATAAGACATATCACAGAGATTGTTAATGATGTAGAAGATAGACAAAAAGAAGATGCCAGAGAGCTTCTTGATGAGATGAAATTATTAGAAGAAAGCCTTGACTTAAAGATAGATAAGGCTTTAAATAATCCATTGAGTGGGATGAGTGCAAAAACAAAGTAGGAGTACACCATGTGCGATTGTAAAACAGATGAGGATTGTGTATGTCGATTAAGATAGAGATGAAAACAGTCCTGCCTTATGTTGTGCTTATTGCAACAATAGGCATGACATGGGGCATGTTCACAGAGCGCTTAAATGCTGTAGAAAAAAAGGCGGATAGCGTTGCACAAATGCAACAGGACATTGCAGTGATCAAATCTAAACTTATACAGATGGATGATAAGATGGCTTGGATAGAAGAGTTTCTTATTAAAACAACGGATTTTTAATGGAAGATGAACTTGATATTATTTGGGAACCTGACTTTGAGATTGGGACACTGCATTGAGATGCGAGCTTTGTGGATGTATGTGTCACTGTTCATTAAACACATCTTGCATGTGCGAGTGTCCGAGGTGTGTACATGGTGATCAGCCGAGCCCAAATGAAACAACAGATAACGAAGCCGAAGAGGAGTAAAAAAAATGACAAAACTATGTCCAAGAGGAAAAGCCGCAGCAAAGCGTAAATTTAAAGTGTACCCCTCAGCATATGCAAACGCCTATGCGTCAAAAGTTTGTGCAGGGAAAATTAAAGATCCTAGTGGTGTTAAAAGAAAAGACTTTAAAGGTCCTAAACCATCAGGCAAAGCAGATGGAGGAATGATTAATGGTGTTTCTCAACAAAGAAAACAAATCTCTGCTCAAAGAATGTCTAACGGAGGTAGAATAATAGCAGCTGGTTGCGGTATGGTAGATAACAAAAGACGTAAGAAAACTAAATTACCTCAAGGTATTTATGCCTAAAGACCCTGTAAAAGGAACAGGAAAAAAACCTAAAGGTTCAGGAAGAAGATTATACACAGATGAGAATCCGAAAGACACTGTGCGCATTAAGTTTGCTACTCCTGCTGACGCACGGGCAACGGTCTCAAAAGTGCGAAAAGTTAAAAAACCGTTTGCAAGAAAAATTCAAATCCTTACTGTTGCTGAGCAACGTGCTAAAGTAATGGGTAAAACACAAGTTGCTAGTATCTTTAAAAAGGGTAAAAATAGCATAAGGAAACAACATGGCAAAAAGCGGACTTAAAGAGTGGTTTAAGCAGGACTGGGTCGATATTGGTTCTAAGAAAAAAGGCGGGGGCTTTGCTAAATGTGGTAGGTCCAAGCAAAAGAAAGATGCAAAACGAAAGTATCCTAAGTGTGTCCCTAGAGCGAAAGCTAATAGAATGACTAAAAGTCAAATTAAATCAGCAGTATCTAGAAAAAGAGCAGTCGCTCAAGGTGTTGGTGGTAAGCCAACTAATGTAAAAACAATTGTCTCGAAAAAAACAAGCAGAAAAAATAAAAGATGATGTAATTCAATGGTCTAAGCATGTCTTAGAACCAATGAATAAACATATAGGATTTCCAGCCTGTCCGTTTGCAGCTAAATGGAGAAGAGATAATAAGCTACGAATTGAAGTTCGTATGGACAAATCTAAGTATGAAAAACAACTAACAACTGTTCTAAAATCTTGGAATAAAAAACAACACGATATAATTATATATTGCGATCCTTTTTGGGACCAATACTCTCCTGAACAGTTCGGAGAAAAAATAGATTTCTATAATAAACTATACAATAAAAGGGATGTGTATTTTATGGGTTTTCACCCTGAAGTGCCTGCCAATGAAGACGAACATGAATTTTTAGTGGAGCCCACAGATAATTGTGAGTATCACTCTGACTTAGCGTATTCAATGATGCTAATACAAAAATTCAAGCAGCTATACGATGCAAGTTGCAAACTACATAAGATAGGTTATTATAAGAAATGGCCAGCTGAGTATTATGACGAGGTCGTAAAAACTCGGCAAGACAAATACGAACAACTTTTTAAAAAGGAGCGAAAATGAGAGCTAAAAAATCAATAGTCAATAAGATGCGTGGCGGCGGTAAAGTTATGCCTATGAAGGGCGGCGGTCGAGCAAAAAAATCTGTCAAAAAAGGCAAGAAGAAATCTGTCGTTAAGAAAAAACGAGGATAATTTTAAATGGCCACATCTGGAACAACAACTTTTAATTTAGAGCTTGATGACATCATACAAGATGCGTATGAAAGGTGTGGCCTATCAGGAAGTAGAACTGGTTATCAATTACAGTCTGCAAGAAGAAGTTTAAATCTTTTGTTGTCTGAATGGGGCAACAGAGGTGTTCACATTTGGAAGGTTGAGAATCATACTCAAAACCTTACCGCTGGGTCCACTACATATACAGCCCCTTCAGATGCAAGTGACGTTTTAGAAATGGTTTTTAGAAACGGTGATACTGATACTACAATGACAAAAATTTCAAGATCAGAGTATCAAGCCATACCAAATAAAAGTTCTCAAGGTCAACCAACACAATATTTTATTCAAAGAAATTTATCTAATGTTCAAATTAATTTATATTTAACTCCTAATACAACAGATACTCAAATTAATTATTATTATTTAGGAAGAATTGAGGATGCGGGTGATTACACAAACACACCAGACGCTCCTTATAGATTTTTACCTTGCATGGTTTCAGGGTTAGCTTATTTCTTATCACAAAAAATATCTCCCGATAGAACACAAGCTCTAAAATTATATTATGAAGATGAAATGCAAAGAGCTCTTACAGAAGACAGTCAATCAACTTCTGTTCACATAGTTCCTCAAAATTATTTTATAGGAAGTTAAAATGGGAAATTTTGCTACTGGTAAACATGCCATAGCGATCTGCGATCGTTGTGGTCAACAATATAGATTTCATCGACTACGCCAAGAATGGAATGGTCTTAAAACCTGCCCTTCCTGTTTTGAACCTAAACATCCACAGTTGGACCCACCTCATCACAAAGCAGATGCTCAAGCGTTACCTTGGTCAAGACCCGCAAGACAAGAACCTATGACTGTATTTGTTGGAGCGCCAGGCGATACTGCCTTTGAATCTAATGGAATGCAACCTGCTCAAGAAAGCAGAGAGTTGCTTATTGGTTCAAGTATTGGTAAAGTGACCGTGGTGATATCATGAATTATTCAGAGCTTTTAGATAATGTTAGGAATTATACAGAGGTAACTTCTGATGTATTATCTAACACTGTAATAAATGTTTTTTTAACTAATATAGAAAATAGAATAGACAGAGCTGTTGATGGCGATTATCAAAGAAGGTATGCCACCACCACTTTTGAAGCTAATAATGCTTTTTTAGATATATCAGGTCCTGAGGGTGGGTTTAGGTTTGCAAGAGGTTTAGAGCTTGTTGAATCTGATAACACTAGAACTTGGTTAGAACAAAAAGATACAACATTTATTGATGAGTATATTCCTAAGAGATCTATTGCAAATACAAGTTTTACAGGTAAGCCAAAATATTGGGCTAATTGGGATGCAACCACTTTAATAGTAGCACCTACACCAAATTTAGCTTACACAGTTGAAATGTGGTATCAGGAAACTCCTGAAAGACTTGGAAACGGGTCAGGCACTACAAGCACAACCACTTTTATATCTAACAAAGCTCCTGAAGTTCTTTTGTACGGAACTCTCGCAGAAGCATATTCTTACTTGAAAAATACACAGGATATGCAAATATACGAACAGAAGTTCCAAACTGCTTTAAGTGAATTTGCACAAGAGCAGATGGGACGTAAACGTAGAGACGAGTATGTAGACGGTGTGTTACGACTCCCTCTAAGATCAGTAGACCCAGGAGGTAAATAAACATGGCAATAAATCAAGCAGTCTGTGCTTCCTTTAAAAAGGAGTTATTGGCAGGGGATCACGATATTGACAATGACACAATCAATCTTGCTCTTTACACAAACTCTGCAACATTAAACGGAAACACTACAGCCTACTCAGCAACTAATGAAGTGGGTAATTCAGGTACGTATGCAGCAGGTGGAGCGACTTTAACAAGTCCTACCATTGGCTTAACAGCAACTAGTGCAACAGCTTCAACAGCATTTGTTGATTTTGCAAACGTAAGTTTCACTTCAGCAACAATATCTGCTCAAGCAGCTTTAATCTACAATAGATCTGCAGCTAATACTAATGCAGCTATTGCGGTTTTAGATTTTGGTAGTGTAAAAACATCAACAAACGGAACATTCACAATCGCATTCCCAACTAATGATGCATCAAGTGCTATATTAAGATTATCTTAATATAGGAGGTCATCACCATGGCAGATGCTTGGAATGAGGGCACGTGGGGGCAAGGCTTTTGGGGCCAACAAAGTTCAATCACCGTCTCAGTTA